TGAAGTATTAAGAGAACTGGAAGAGCAGTTACTGGATCGATACGAAGACGATAGAGAGTACTACGAGATGGATAAAAAGAAGGAACGTACATTACACTGATTTTGTATACTCCTTCCCTCCGGGGTACTATATTATTATATCACAAAAACTAGGATTTGTACACTGTTTTTTTAAGTTTTTTTAAAAATATTTCAGTTTACTTTTTCGCAGAAATGTGTTATAATAGATTAATTATGGAGAATAACTATGGCCAAAAACAAGGCACACTATGTAAACAACAAAGAGTTCTCTCAAGCGGTAATGGATTATGCAACTGAAGTCCGAGATTGTAGAGAGAAAAATAAAGAAATACCAAAAGTTACTGACTACATCGCTCGATGTTTTATTAAAATAGCAGAAGGATTATCTCACCGACCAAACTTTATTCGATATACTTATCGAGAAGAAATGGTTATGGATGCGGTAGAGAATTGTCTAAGGGCAATTGCCAATTATAATATAGAAACTGCAACAAGGACTGGAAAGCCAAATGCCTTCTCATACTTTACACAAATATCTTATTATGCTTTTATTCGTAGGATTATGAAAGAAAAGAAACAACAAGATATTAAGTTTAAGTTTATTGAGAAAATGGGTATTGAAGATTTCATACAAGCAGGTATGGACGGAGATACAGCACAAGAAACTATGGCTTATGTTGATACTCTTAAACAAAGAATTGGTGTAGTAAGACAGAAGGACCAAGCAGTTAAACGCTTTGCAAAAGAAGAAAAGGCAAAGGCTAAACAAAAACTAGAATTTTTTATGGGGTAATCAATGAAGGTAGCAATATTGAACGATACACATTGTGGTGTTAGAAATTCAAGCGATATCTTTTTAAAATATCAGGAACGTTTCTATGAAGAAGTATTTTTTCCTTATTTACATAAACATGATATCAAGAACATTTTACATCTCGGAGATTATTACGAACATAGGAAATTTGTCAATTTCAAAGCGCTCAATGCTAACCGCAAGCATTTTCTTGAACCGATGCGTGACGCTGGCATTACTATGGATATTATACCCGGAAACCATGATGTATATTTCAAGAACACTAACGAGCTCTGTTCTCTCAAGGAACTTCTCGGATATTTTACATCAAACGTTAATATCTGCATGGAACCAACTGTTCTAGATTATGCAGGATGTAAAGTTGCTGTTATCCCATGGATTAATAATAGTAACTATAAACAATACGTAGACTTTGCACAAAAATGTAAAGCTCCAATATTGGGTGCCCACTTAGAGTTGAAAGGATTTGATATGATGGCGGGTCAACCCAATGCTCATGGAATGAATGCTGATATTTTTTCAAGATTTGAAATGGTATTGAGTGGTCACTTCCATACAAAATCATCTAAGGGCAATGTACATTACCTTGGATCACAAATGGAATTTACTTGGGCTGATGTTGACGATCCTAAGTACTTCCATGTATTGGATACTGAAACAAGAATTATTAATCCTGTAAGGAATCCAATTACAATGTTTAAGAAAGTAATATATGATGATACAAAAACAGATTATGATAAAGTTGATGTATCTCAGTTTTCGAAAAACTTTATTAAACTGATTGTTATAAATAAAAATGACTTATATATGTTTGATAAGTTTGTTGATAGATTACAAACCATAGATACATATGAACTCAAAATAGCAGAGAGCTTTGAAGAGTATGTTGGAGAGAATGTTGAAGATAACAAAATATCTCTCGAAGATACTACCGCTCTTTTAGATACATATGTAGAAGCTGTTGAAACTGATCTTGATAAAGAACATATTAAAGTCGAATTGAGAAAATTATATACTGAAGCACAAAATCTAGAGGTAGTATGATACATTTTAAATCATGTAAGTGGTCAAACTTTTTGTCCACAGGTAACGATCCTATTGAAATCAATTTAGAAAAAGCACCCACAACATTAATCGTTGGTCAAAACGGGTCAGGTAAATCCACATTATTAGATGCTTTATCCTTTGGCTTATTTGGTAAGCCTCATAGAGATATTAATAAAGGTCAATTAATTAATTCAATCAATGGTAAGAATGCCATGGTTGAAGTAGAGTTTACTATTGGCGTAACAGATTTTAAAATTGTAAGAGGTATAAAACCAAACAAATTTGAAATCTGGCAGAATGGTAATATGATTAACCAAGCTAGTAACGTAAGAGATTACCAGAAGTTTCTTGAGCAAAACATTCTAAAATTAGATCATAGGTCTTTTCACCAGGTAGTAGTACTTGGTAGCAGTTCTTTTATTCCATTTATGCAGTTACCCGCGTGGTCGCGTAGGCACGTAATAGAAGACTTATTAGATATTAACATCTTTACAAAAATGAATATCTTATTAAAAGAAAGAAACGTAAAGATTAGAGATGAGTTAACAGATATCGATCATCAGTTAGAACTTCTTAAAACTAAAATTAAAGCTCAAGACAAATATATAAAGGATTTACAATCTTTAAATGACGATCAAATTGAAGGTAAAAGAGAATCTATCGAGACTCATAAAACAGAAATTGATAAGCTATTTGAAGAGAGTAGAAAATTAGGAGAAGGTTTACAGGCTGCAATATCAGCTGAAGAAAAATCTCAAAAGGATAGTCATAAGAAAATGTCAAGTCTAGAATCATATGACTATTCATTCAATAACCAAATAAAAGATCTTGTAAAAGAATCTAGATTCTATGAAGATAATGACCATTGTCCAACATGCGACCAGGATATTAGTGATGACCTAAAGGAGGTGAAACAGTCAGATATTAAAGCAAAGGCCGCAGAATTACAAACAGCTAAGTCAGATTTAGCTAAAAATATTCAAGACCTAAAGGCACATCAATCTGAAATTGCAGATATGCTAAATCAACTGAGACAAAAACAACAGAGGATTAATTCAAACAATGACTCTATTGGAGTACATCAAAAAGAGATTACCAAAATTCAAAAAGAAATAAATGATCTCATGGGTCAAACTGGAGATGTTTCCAAAGCCAAAAAGGAACTCAAAAAGTTTAGAAACCAAAAGGAAAAATCAGTTGAGAAAAAATTAGAGTTCGTAGAAGAAAGAACTTATAATGAAGTAATCGGTGAGATGTTAAAAGATACTGGAATTAAAACGAAAGTGATTAAACAGTATCTTCCAGTCATGAATAGATTAATTAATCATTATCTTCAAATCTTGGATTTCTTTGTATCGTTCCATTTAGATGAAAGCTTTAATGAAACAATTCGATCAAGACATAGGGATTCATTTAACTATGCATCTTTTTCAGAAGGTGAGAAGCAAAGAATTGATTTGGCATTACTCTTTACTTGGAGACATATTGCTAAGATGAAGAATTCAGCTGCTACAAATCTACTTGTACTTGATGAGACATTTGATTCTAGTCTAGATGTAGATGGTGTAGATAATCTCATTAAGATATTAGATACTATGGACGAAGGTTCGAACGTTTTCATTATATCTCACAAAGGAGATATCCTTGAGAATAAGTTTAGATCTAAGATAGAATTCTTTAAAAAGAACAATTTTACCAAAATTAAGTAAATGGAAGTAGAACAGATCCTCGTTATATTAGTAATACTGGCCGCTATTTGGGCACTATCGTAAAATAATTGAAAAAAAGTGAAAAAAACAGTGTACTTTTGCAGAAATACGTGATATAATAGACATATAAATTAAAAAAATAAGGAGTTTTAATTGAGTCAAAAATCTATATTAGCCAAGCTTTTAGCAACCGAGAACATTCATGTTCAACATGGTAACTATGAGACCGCATGGTTCGATATCAAAAACAGAGTACTTGGTCTTCCACAATGGGCAGACAGAGGTAAGGATGTTAATGATCTATTAATTGGTCATGAAGTTGGTCATGCTTTAGAGACACCATTTGAAGGTTGGCACGACTCTCCAGAAAAACTGGAAGGTTGTCCACGTACATATATTAATGTTATTGAAGATGCTAGAATTGAAAGAAAAATCAAATCAAGATATGTTGGATTAGTTGGTCCTTTCCAAAGAGGATATGCTAAACTATTTACTGAAGGTTTCTTTGGTAAGGAATTTGATTTCGATAATATGAAGCTTATTGATAAGATTAATCTAAGAGCAAAAGTTGGAACTCATTTAGAAATTCCTTTTAATAAAGAAGAAGATGCTTTATATACTAGAACAATGCAAACCGATACATTTGAAGATGTTGTAGAAGTTGTAAAAGCAGTATTAGCATATACAAAAGAAAATACACCCGAATTAATTACCCCTCCACCAGCACCACAAATGCCAGAAGCAAATGATGTAGATGGAGATGAACAAGATCAAATGGATGGTTCTGGACCAGGTGGACATGATGACTGGGAACAACCAGAACAAGAACAATCCGAATCTGCGGATAGCGAGGAAACTGACGATCGCAAAGAGACCACTAATTCTAGCTCAGAGAGCGACGATGAAGATACGCTATCTGCGGAGGAGGAACCTAAAGAAGGTAAGCCTTCTCATGCTGATGAAGATACAGCAAGTACTGATGAAAACTTTAGAAGACAGGAAAGGGACCTTATAGATTTCTCAGATGAAAACAAAGGTAGACAATTTCAAGTAATGAATGAATTCTCTAGAGATTTGAGAAAGAAAATTATAGTTGACTGGGATAGATTACAAGCCGGTAGAGCTAAAATGAGAGAAGTATGGGATGTATCTTATGGCGATGACGACAAGTCCAAACTCTATAAAGATTATGAAGCTGAATTCGATACATACTTTAAGAAAGTTGAAAAGGATGTTGGATTTGCAGTTAAAGAATTCGAATTGAAAAAAGCAGCATACAGATGGACAAGAGCTCAAACAGCTAGAAGTGGAGCAATTGATGTAAATAGATTATGGGCTTATAAAACCGATGATGATATATTTGCTAGAGTTACACAATTGGCTGATGCTAAAAACCATGGAATGATTGGTCTTATAGATTACTCAGGTAGTATGGGAAATGTTATGGGAGATGTTCTTGATCAAGTAATTCACCTTGCAGTATTTTGTAAGAAAGTAAATATACCATTTGACATTTATGGATTTACTACAAACAATCAACAGTTTACAAGAGAAGATCAAAGAGAAGGTGATATGGAAACTCAAGGATTATCAATGCCTTTAGTTATCTCATCTTCATTAAAGAAATCTGATTTTAGAGAAGCAGCATACCATTGCTTCGTAAGAAAAGAAAGAGCAAGAGATTACTGGTCATCAGGTGAAAGAAGTATAATGTCTAAAGAAGAGGATTATGGTTCTACACCACTTAATGAGGCACTGGTTGTCACGACTCAACTTTGTAAAGAATTCAAAATGAAACATAATGTAGATAAAATGAATTTAGTCGTGATATCTGACGGTGATGCTAATAGCTCAAGAGCTTATCACAATCAAAAACTTGATATCAAAAGAGTTAACACAGACTATTGGGGAGATTCAATTATCAGAGTTGATGGAAAACAAGTAAAAGGTGGTAATACCAGAAG